AACTTTCGGATCGTTTCAAATACGCCCATTAGCTTAGTCCTAGCTCGGCCTCTAACTGCGGCGCGAGTTTATCAAGTGAGTCCTTAACCATACGCTCTATCTTATCGACCGCGTCCGTCGCCTGCCGGACGATTATCGTCGGCGAGATCGTTATCGTAGCGCCCCGGCCGCCGCTCCTAGTTACCGGAGAGACGAAGCCGGACATAGCAGGGGTGAAGATCTCCGGTCCCTTCTCTCCGACGAGATAGGATCCGCCGCCGCCGACTGGTCCGCCGCTCGCTCGAGCGCCGTCGACGCTCGTTATCTCGACCAGCGCCCGAAGTCCCTTCATACCGGCAGTAAGAGGGAGGAAGAGTAACTCGAATAGCTTGCGGTGTCGCTGGAAGAAGGCGACGAGCGAGTTAAAGAACCCGAGGATCGACTCCTTATTTTCCATAATCTTCTGGAACGCGAGCTTTACTAGCTCGATCCCGATCATAAACGGCAGGAAGGCGATCCGGAGTTTATCCCGGTTCTCCCAAACGATCCGGACGAGATTCTTTACAAGCTTGAATAGAAGGATAAACGGCTCGAAGAGTCCGGCCTTCTTCCCCCAATCGAAGATCGTCTTAAAGAACTTCGTTATCGGCTTCCACCAGACTACCAGCGCCGCGATCGCCGCGCCGACTGCGAAGAAGATCCCGATAATCGGCCAAAAGGCTACGCTTGCCGCGGCCGCTGCCGTCGCCAACGAGACGAGCGACGCTACGAGGATCCCGGCGAAGCCGACGAAGACGGTAACGAAGACAGCGAATACCGCCTTCATAAACTTAGTATTCTCCGCGAGCTTCGCTAGCGCCTGCGCCCACTTTACTAACGTCTCGAGGACCGGCTTCGCTACCTCTAAGATCTGCTCGCCGAACTTCCGGAGGATAACCTCCTTAAAGCCTTGCAGCGTAGAGAGAAGACCCTTACCCGTCCTCGACTGCTTCGCCATCATATCGTCGAACGTTCCGCCGCTGCTGGTCATAAGCGTAAAGGCTTCGTCGATCTCCCGGAAGCCGATCGCTCCCTCGGACGCGAGCTTAAATATATCCTCCTCCGCCTCGCCGGTTACTTGCGAGAGGACCTTTATAATCGGGATCCCTCGCTCGGCCATTTGGTTAAGCTCTTCCGCTTGGACCTTCCCCTTCGTAAACGTCTTGCCGAAGATCTGCGCGAGATCTCCGAGGGGGATATTCATACCGGCCGCGACGTCGCCGAGCCTCGAGATTACGTCGATCTGGTCCTCGGCCACTACGCCGAAGCCGAGTAGCTTCTTACTCGTATTAATTATCTCGAGGGGAGTAAAGGGAGTAACGAGAGAGAAGTCCTCGAGGTCCTTAAGGAGCTTAGTCGCTTCGGAAGCGCTCCCGAGCATAGTCTCGAAGGACACTTGCGTTTGCTCGAAGTCGAGCGCCGCGTCGAGCGCCGCTCCGCCGAGATTCGTTAAGGCGTAGAGGGCGGCCCCGGCTCCGGCGGCTCCGGCCATAGCGCCGAACGTCTTACCGAGCTTCTCCGACTGCGCGGTAAGCGCCTTCTCCGTCTTCGTAAGCTTCGACATTTTCTTATCCGTCTCGGCGATCGTATCGTTCGCCTTGTCGAACTTCGAGTCTACTTTCGCGGCCGCCTTACTCGCCTTATCCTTAAAGACGATCTCGGCAACCAAACTCCGCTCGGCCATTGCTTCCCCTTAGTAAAACAGGCGGCGTTACTTCTTCGACCAGAAGATATCACGCCACCTGTTACGCTCTCTCCGCTCGAACTCGTTTATCGCGATAACCATCTCCTTGAGTTCCTCGAGCGAATACTTATCGACGTCTTCGTAGCGGATAACTCCTTTAAGAACCGGCAACCACCATATCCAGTTCCCCCTAACCCTTTGCCTTAGCTCCGCCTTGCCCGGAGCCTTTATCCTCGGCCTTCCCGTCTCCGGATCCGTTAGGAACTGCGACGCCGGAAGCGTCTTCCCACTTATAGTCGGCGTCCAAGTCGCCCCGAAAAAAGCCGGAGAGGATCCCCCCCCACTCCTCGACGTCCTGTATGGGGATCGTATCTACCGCGAGCTTCGGTCCTTCTTCCGGGAATACGACGTGCTCGAAGGCGTAGTCGAGCAGGGGTAAGAGAGAGATCCTCCCGGTCCGGGCGTCCAAAAGCTCGCTTCGGAGCTTAAGCCACGCCCGGTTCCCGGGATGCTGTAGAAGGTAGAACTTCTCCTTAAACTCTAGTCGCTGCTTCATAGTAGCTCCTCCTTTTAAGTTAGTCGCTTACTACTCGAGAGTTGCGAACCTTAAGTCCGCGCAGTCGACGACATATTCGATCATCGACTCTTCGTCGCCGAACTCTACGTCCGGCTCGACCTTCATCCACGCCTCGACCGCTGCCGCCGTAAACTTCCGGTTCGAGTTATTAATAACCGTTACCGGGAAAGTCGCCGGTTGCTGCTTAAGGATATCGAGCGCGATCCGCGACGGCGACGTCGACTTGATCGAGAACGTTATCGACCCGGAGATATTGTTATTCCGGGTTCGCGCTACCTCTCCTCCTGCGCCGACGTGCTTCTTGTAGATCTCGTTATCGTCCCGGGCGATCGTTATAAACGTCCCGTCCCCGTAGCCGCTAATTAGCGTCGGGCCGATCTGCAAGACGACTTCCTTCGGATCGTATGTCCCGAAAAAATCTCCCTGTGCCATCGTATCTCCTCCTGCTCTTTATACGGTTATTAGTCCGTTAACCCGGACCTTATGGATCGCTCCGGCCAGCCAGTAAGAGAACGCGATCGCGTTAAGGTCGCGATTAGCGAGATCGTTCGCGGAGAGGTCCGCGCGGCGCGGAACCACCACCTTATACTGGTAGAACTTATCGTCCGAGTTATCCATATCCTCTTCGGAGACGGCCCGGGCAATTATCTGATTCTGTCCGGCGCTCGTAAGGACCTTCCGGATTACCGCTTCGACCTGTGGGATCCCCGTATCGTCGAGGGCGATCTTTAGGTTCTTAAGCATTAGGAGGAGGATCTCCTTTACGAGCTGGTCCTCTACCCAATCCTGTCCGTGGACGACGTCGATATATTCCCCGGCCGTCGAGATCCCTTCGTTCGTGTAGATCGCTCCGGCCTGCTCCTGTAGAGCCTGCGTATTGTTAGTCCGGATCGTCGCCATATCGGTCGAGTCGTAACCGGCGGCGCTTACGCCGTTAAGCCTCTTCCACTTCCAAGTAAAGCTCCCCGGCTGCCGGGGGATATTCTGCCCGACCCAAGCGGCGGCCGCGAACTCGGCGGCCGTATCGTGGATAAGGTAAGCCTCGCGCTCTTGGTTCCGCGCGGCTCCGGCCGTTACGTCGTCGACCTCGCCGAAGAAGTAACGCTTATTACTTCCGGCCCAAGTCCCGACGGTATTGAGATCGGCGAGCGTCTTCGAGGTAATAAGGACCGCCCAAAAGTCGGTGAAGCTCGTAAGGAGCGTGGTAAGCGCCGCGTCCCAAGCGGTCGCCGCGAGCTTCCGGTAGACGGCGATATCGACGGGCGACGGACTTTGCGACCACATAGCCGCTGCCATCTTATACTCGTCGTCCGTGGTAAGATAACCGGCCGTTACCAGATCGGCGAGTTCGGTATAGATCCCGACGTCGATCTCCGCCACGCCGGTCCCGACGATCAGCGGACGGAAGTTCTTTTGCTTAAGTCCTGCCGTCCCCTTAGAAATGTTTACGATAATGTCTTGGATAAAAGCCATCGTCTCTCCTCCTTTTAAGGTTTATCTATAATTAAATCCGGCTTCGGATCCCCGTCGACCGTCGGCTTAAGAGTAACGCGCCGTAGTTCGTAATCTACTCGCTGATATTCTTCCGTCGAGTCTAGCCGGATATCGAACCCGAGCTTATATTCCCAATCCGGAGAGAGGTAGACGCTACGATCTTCCACGTTAGGATTAAGGATCTTAACGACATATCCTACCGGCTTATTCCATCGGAACCAATCGAGAGTCTTCCTCGCCCACTCGCGGATCTCCGAGATCTGCGCCGGAGTATCTCCGGCGAAGTTTACGCTTACCGTCGCGCGGCTCGCTTCGGCTAAGACTTTAAGAACCATATAAGGAGGAACCGGAGCGGCCGCTATTGTCTTCCGGGCGTTCTGGTGCTGCGAGTCGACGGACTCGTAAATTATTTTATAGACCCCATAAGGCCGTGCCGGTTTCGGTCCCTCTTGATCCGCGTGGATAAAGACGAACGGCGTAAGCGCTTTAATCTCCGCGCCGACCGTATCGAAGAGATCGTTTACCGTGCTAAGGCGTATCATTCGGCTCTTCCTTCTTCTTCGCGATATACATAGAGAACTGCCCGTCCTTATCCCGGTCCGCCTCCATATCGAACTCGTAGACCTTCCCCTCGAATACTACCGTCGAATGTAGAGGGATCGTTGCCGAACCGACTTCGTAGATCTTAACGTCCTCGGTCGTATACATTCCCTCCGGCATAGCCTGTAGCGCCTTAAAGTCTAGCTTGAATATCGCGAGGCTCTTCGTTACCGTCCCGGAGATCGAAGGAACCCATATCCCTTTAACGTAAGAACCGCCGCTTCCGGATCCGGCGAGCGTTACTTGATACTCGGCGACTCTCTTCTTTATCGGGATATTAACGAGACTCATTTCACCTCGTGCGCGATCGCGTTCTTTAATCTGCCAGTATCGATAAGCGTCCTCTTCGATCCCTTCCGGGCCGCCGTCGAGTCGGCGTTGGCCGGTGGGATATTCGATCGGATCTTATCCCGGATCTTCGCGGCGAAGGCGAGGCCGATCCCGTCGAGAACCGCCTTCGCTTTCGCGCCTCGGAAGAGTAACCGCGACGCCTTCTTAAAGATCGTCTTCCGCGTGGCCGGATCGTCGGCCGTGCTGCGGAGGAAGGACCGCTCCGGGATAACTATCCGGAAGCGCTTACCCTTCGAGGAGGTTCGGTTTATCGTAACGCCGAACTCGTTAGCTCGGCCGATATCGATAAGGCTCGGACCGTCGTCGCTCTTCCGATCTTCCTTACCGAGGATCCCGACGTTAATCCGTTGATATCTAGCTCGCCGGATCTCCCGGACGATCCCCGAGAGGTGATCCTCGTCTTTAATTATCCGGGCGCGGTTACTCAAAATACTACCCTCCCCTCGAAGCCGCATATACGATTAAGAACCATCTCGTAGCACTGCTCCCACGTA